CAATCCTATCATGGCTTACCGAACCTTACTAAAATATATGACGCATGACATAACCGATGAACCGCCTATCTCGCTATTGACTAAGCCATTCAAGAACATGTATTCAATCAATTTATTATCTACACTACCTGGAATTGGTTGGGAGCGAGCTAATGAAATCGTCATCCAATTTGGTTCAGTATTTAATTTTATGCATATAGCTCAGCAATGTTTGAACCAAAATGATTTTACAAAGCTGGAAAACATAAAAATCAATAACCGAAAACTTGGTAAATCGGTTCACAAAATGTTCGATATCGATGGAGTATGGATTAAATGATCAAAGGATCTCATCACTCCACCATTTCAAAACAGAAAATGTCCAATGCAAAAAAAGGAAAACCAGTTAATCCACCTGGTTATAAACATGGTTCAGAAACATTAAAAAAAATGTCAGATGCAACCAAATTACAAATGGAAAATATCGAAAGAAGAAACAAAACAGCATCAATATGGAAAGGAAAACATCTACCAGAAGAACTAAAAATAAAAATAGGATTGGGAAATAAAGGAAAAACAGTTAGTGCGGAAACTAGATTAAAAATATCAAATGCACATAAAGGAAAAAAATTATCAGATATCCATAAGTTACATCTGTCGATATCTCATAAAGATATGAAAGGCGATAAAAATCCATGTTGGAGAGGTGGAATTAGTTTCGAACCATACTGTCCAAAATGGACTAAAGAATTTAAAATACGCATAAGAGCATTTTTCGATTATCGATGTATTATATGCGGTACATCTGAAAAAGAACTTAAAAAACGTTTATGTTGCCATCATGTAGAATATAATAAGCAAGCGTGTTGCGATGGTAAACCAGCACATTTTGCAACTTTATGTACCAAACATCATGCGATGACAAACCACGATAGAACACGATGGGAAACCATTATCCACAAAATAATCGACGAAATATATAATGGACGATCATATTTTACACAGGAAGAATTTGAACTAACCTACAATAAAGTCTATATAGGTTAACTTCTTTTTAGCTATCTAGGAGGACAGAATCATGGATGTCCAAGAGAATTACAACATCACAGGACTACATACACCCCAAGTATGGTGGCTAGGGCTGCAGCAAATATGGCAGCATGGTAGCTTAACCGAGGTAATTTATGATGGTAAACCCATCGAAACCGTGGAAATGATAGGACTGAGAACGCAGATCTATCTCCCAGATAAAGGAGCTATACCTGATGGTTATATCTGGAAAGACGGCTCGGCATCCTGGGAGGACTACAAGGCCGGATTCCTGCAGGCTGATCCATGCGGATTCATCTATTCTTATGGCGAGCGATTGCGGGCCTGGGGAGCTGGAAAGCTCAATAATCGCGATGGACTGCCAATCTCCGTGGATCAGTTAGACTACATAATTCGAGAGTTGAAAAGAGATAGATCCAGCAGACGAGCGACTGCAGTCACATGGGTTCCACCATTCGATGAGAAAACAGAATCTCCACCCTGCATGATGTCATTTCAAGCATTCATTCGAGGAGATAGGCTTTCCGCAGTCGTACCATACCGATCTCATGATTTCTTCGGCGCATATCCAGCCAATGCCTATGGTCTAACCGGCGTAATGGAATATATTTGCGACGGAGTAGGCAATTGTAGCATGGGAAACCTAATTTTCCTATCCTCATCCGCCCATATCTACTGGTTTAACTGGCCAGACGTATCGAAAATCTTGAACGATAGTTCCGATGTCCCGGTATGCAAAAGAATCAAGCTCGGGGCCATGAGTCCGTGACCATATATGGCATTAGATCGCACTACTCGAACTCTCCATATCATGGAGAAGGATAAAAAGACACCGCAAGACCGCATAGTTATCCTAAATAAGGAACTAGCAATGGTAGCCTATGAATTACTGCAATCCAAAATCTTTCCAAAAGAATACAGTGCCAGGCGAGCCAATGCAATCCTTGAGCTGGGTGATGCAATGACCCAAATCGAGATGCTATGCTATGATCTTGGTGTTCAGCCAGCCGATGTCCTGGCTCAAGGCATCCAGCATACCTTCGAAAGGTTTACAGACTTCGAAAATCGTGGTTGGGGAGCTAAAATACCACTCGGAGATGTGGGACCCGATGGTGTAGGAAAAGATATCATAGGCCCAGGAAATCACATCACCGGCGCAGTGATTCCAGCCACCCAAACATCATGTAAGGAGTATCCATAATGCCCGATAGGTTATTCTTACCACTGAATACCGATTGGTATGAGTTTCTGGAGCATTATCTATGAAATTTCAGTTGCTAGATGCATCTTTCATTTACAATAATGAAGGGTGGCCGGAAATCGTACTTTATGGGATTGCCGAAAATGGTAGTCCTGTCACAAAGTACGTTCACGGATTTCTCCACTACTTCTATATTGGAGGAAGCCCCGAAATTACCGAATCGTACATTACGGCACTGGCAGCCAAGATAGGTATTCTGGTTAAGACCCACGTAGTTACCAGATTCAAACCACTGGGTTATCAGAGCGAGCAATCTGTAATGCTCAAAGTCTATGTCAAGAATCCGAAAGACGTTAGACTATTACAGGACTTTTGCCTGCATGACGGCCATCCAACCTATGAAAGCGATATCATTTTCAGAGATCGATTCATGATTGATCACGGCATTTCCGGAGCTGGGTGGATTATTGCACCCAAGGATACGCATGTCGATCATTCTGATATCATAGGCATAGACGATAAATCCAATGCGCCTCTGCACATAATGTCTCTCGATATCGAAGCTCTTCCCAAGGAAGATGGTCGATTCCCAACTGCAGACGAAGATCCAGCCATCCTCATCAGCTTGTCATTTAGTCCAGCATGGAGAGGTCTAACTGATATCGTAATGGTTGCTAAAGAAATTGACTGCACCCGAAATGATGTCATAGTATGCCGAAATGAGAAAGAGATGCTTAAAAAACTGACTTTCATTACTGCGGAATACGACCCGGACATCATTGCTGGCTATAATCTCAACGGATTCGATATGCCCTACCTGGTGGATAGATCGAAGCAACTAAACATGGAACTTAGGATGTCCCGAGATGGCCGCGCTCCATGGTGCAAATCTTTCATGACTAAGCACTCAGTTTCCATCGGAGGCCGGATAGTTTTAGATATGCTACCCGCAATAAAGGCAATCGACAAGTATCGACTTAAAAGTTACACCCTGGCCAACGTAGCAAAAGAGATCCTGCACAGCGAAAAGTTGGATGTCAAAGCCAAGGAAATGCGGGCCTTATGGGAGGGATCTGCAGAAGATCTTAAGCGCTTCATCCAGTATTCGAGGCGTGATTCCTGGCTAGTTATGAAGATGGTAAAGGATCTCAAAGTTCTGGATAAGTATTTTGCCCTGTCAAAAGCCAGCGGAGCTTTCCTGCAGGTAGTCATAAATGGCGGCCAGTCCAACATGATTGAAGCCAGGCTCTCCCGAGAGTTTATGGCTGAAAAGAGAGTCATGGGCATCAAATCAGCCAGTGTCATTGGTGGTGACGAAGAATTTAATGAAGAAAACACCATCACCGGAGCTATAGTTTTAGATCCAGACATCGGATTAACAGAAGATGTAGCCATTCTTGACTACAAATCGCTATATCCAACCATCATGATAGCTCATAACCTATGCTACTCCACCGAGATCATTGACGAAGAACCAGTAAGTGGAGAGATAATAACATCACCCAGCGGGGGTAGATTTGTTTCACCAGAGACCTACAGGGGTATCGTTCCCAGGGTGCTTGAGAAGCTGCTGGCTGAACGCCTGGCCGCGAAGAAGGCCATGAAGCTCGCTAAGAACCCAGAGGAGAGGGACGCCCTCGATGCCAAGCAATATGCCATGAAGATCCTACTAAACTCAATGTACGGCTACTCAGGCTATACCAGGGCCAGACTTTTCTCCCCCATCATTGCCAACTCAGTAACCAGTTATGGCCGTGAAAATCTACTGCGAACCTGCAAGATCGTAGATGAGATCGGGGCCATCGATGGAAACAAACTAAAAGTCATAGCAGGCGACACAGATTCCGTCTTCATCTCCATCGATAAACACCTAACCTTCAATGAAGCCAGAACCTATGGCACCCAAATAGCCAAGACCATCACCGCAGGGCTTCCATCCCCTATGGAACTGGTGTTCGAGGCTTACGCCAAACGAATCCTAATCATCGCGAAAAAGCACTATGCCATGTACCGCTTCGAGGACCCAGACAAAGGGGTAATCAAGGCAAAGGGCATTGAAACCGTTCGTAGGGATTGGTGCAACATGACCGCTAAAACACTAACTACCTGCCTCGAAAAGATCCTAATCGATGGTAGCGTGGATGATGCACTAAACCATGCGAGAGAAGCTATATCTGCAGTAAAATCACCCAACGATGACCTGATCAAAGACCTCATCATGACCAGGACCTTAACGAAAAAACCAGAAAATTACGACCAGGCTCAACCTCATTCCGAGTTAATGAAAAAACTGGCAGCCAGGGGGATAAACAAATATTCACTAGGCGACCGTATTCCATTTGTAATAGTCCGCAGTCAACGGAAAAAAGGTCCACGCAAGGAATCAATGACCGTCAGAGCAGAAGATCCAGAATATGCAGTTGAGAATAATATTCCCCTAGATACGGAATATTATCTACATAAGCAGCTATTGCCACCGCTGACTAGAATATTTAGCTCATTTAATATTAATGAGCAAGATCTGATGCAAAATTCAAGGCAGCATTCAATCTTCGCGTGGTAAACGACCAGGGGCTAAAGCCACTGGGCTTCCTGCCTGTTAGGATTGTGATAAGATTTTTATCTATGTACGACATCCAAATAGATATGAGAGATCTCATTGAAGTAATGCTGGTTGCTATGATCATAGCATTTTTTCCTGCTCATGCAACCATTTCAACCTCTCTGGATGTCGCTGGAGATAATCAAAGCCAGATGCGGATCATTGAGGCGAGCGAAAAAGGAATGATAGATATAACCACTACCGGGAACATGTCTCTGATTACGACCAAATCCATTACCGATAGCAACACTGAAGGCGCGGCAGGCTTAACAGCAGATGCAGCAAAGTTCAGAATGAGAACACCTGAATACAGTGCTACCATGTCCGGAGGATTTGTGAACATCGATGCCGTTTACGGGTTTGCAATTGTGCCAAAAGAGGTAACGGTTACCGATACTCAAGACAACAGTACCACGATATTGACCACCACAGTTAAAGAGGCTCAGGCCGCAATCTCTCTGGATGCATCTATTCAGTCTAACGTAAACATGTCAGAGAGAATCAATGTCCCATACAAGAACCGGCCTTTGACCATCGGAGAGTTCACCCAGGAGGGCGGAGGGTTAATATTCAACCGCACCCTGGAACTGAGCGGATTAGATATATGGAGAGGTGATAAAGTATGAGTTACCTACAGAACCTGAAAAGAAACATCGCAAAAAAGATAGTGACCAAACTCGATCCTCCTCGCGATCTGGAGCCAGGAAAGGTAGTTTGTCCAACGTGCGGCACCTGCAGCAATGTTGACCTGAACGCAGAACCAGAAGATGGAAACTGGTTGCCTTGCGCAGCTCCAGAAGGATTCGAATGGAAATTACCATCTGGAAAAATCGTTTCAGTAATGGGAGATGCAACTTACATTGATGCATTGGGTGATAAGTATGACCGCAAGGCGTATATGATCAAATACAACATAGATCCTGAAATCGCATATACCAAAATGCGAGCCAAATCCTAGTTACTTAAAAAGTAACAGAGAGGATTCGTATGACCAAAGCATATATATTTGCGACCAAGGCTGAGTTTTCGATTAAGGCTGCCAGCGCCTCTAAGCAAGTGGCACCAGGCTTAGCCTGAGCATAAGGACCTCTCGGCAATCGACTTGCTCATGGCAGAGGGGCAAATCACTCTGCCATCACTTTCTTTTTCACCATCATGTATTTATACTAAGGAAACGCAAGCGTTCATCTGAGGTTATAACGATGAACGACTGTGAAGACCCAATACCATTCATGGACCTTGTGGGAAATACCCCGGCCATGAGGATAGTGCATTTTTTAATTTCAAATGCACCATATAATTACAACAAGACTCAAATCGCAGACTGTATAGGCATGAGCAAAAAAACATTATACTCTGCTTGGACAGTTCTTGAACAATTCGGCATCGTTAAAACCATAAGCTCTGATAAAAGAACCAGATTTTATGTACTGGATAAAGAAAAACCAGTCACAAAGGCTCTTTTGAAGCTTCACGTAGCCGCGACCACTTACATCCAGGGTGACGCAGATGGATTCAACCGTTGATCTTGAGTATATCGACAAGCTTGACCTGAACCAGTTTAACATCTATCCGACATACTTCAAAGGTCAAGAAGAATCTGTAAGAAACTTACTTAAAAACGTCTGCCTAAATTTCACAGGCCAGACAGAAAACAAGGTATCCGAGCTTGCTTCACCCACCGGATCAGGCAAAACAATCATCAATAGAGCTGTAGGAAAAGCAGTTCTTGAGCTATTTCCGAATCGCGTAAATAGGGTAATCTATACCACCCCTCTACGAAATTTGGTAATGCAGATAGCGAATGAAAAAGAGCTTGAAATTCCAACAGTCATGGGCAGAGCCAATTATCCATGCTGCACCCTTGGCATGGGAATGAATGCCGATAGTTGCCCCTACAGGACCGCATATCTCATTAAAATGAGGCCACCAGAATGCAAAAACTGCGAATACCTACGTAAAAAAAGACTATTCCAGACAGAACCAATAGTGGGATCGACTCTCGATTTCTTCCTCTACAACAGACGAAGAAAATCCAAGGAAGATCAACCAGGGGATTTCGTTATCATAGACGAATCAGCAAGCCTTGAGGATAAACTGCTCAACCAGTTCGGAATCAAGCTCCCAGAATGCGTAAATATCGATAACCTAATACCATCACTACATGACTGGATGCTTATTCTACAGGAGGAACAATTAACTTATGAGGAACGTCTGGACAGCATCGGCCATCTAATCAATAACGGTAATAAAAAGATCTTAAAGGAAATTCAAGACGTTACCAAAGCATTGAATAAAGTACAGCGCAAGCAAATGACATGCACCAACGTCATTAGCATGGCTGGTAATCCAGATGATTACCTGATAGATAGCGATCGTAAGTTCAAGCTGATCCGTGGTAAATGGCCATTCAATAGCCTGGTAAAAGGTCTTGAGTATATCGTAATGTCATCAGGAACGCCCACTACATCACTACTGACGAACCATTTCGACAGGGTTGAAGCTCCTCACCCAATCCCCAGAGACCGGAGGCTGGTCTACTATTCACCTGAAGGAAAAATGAGCCGAAGCAACCAGGAAAAAACTATCCCACTGGTAGCTAAAAGGATCATCTCAATCCACCAAGAATATCCTAAAAAGACCATTGTCCACGCCCATAGCTACGAGCTGGCGAAAAAGATACGCGATGCCATTGTATTAATCAACCCATCGTTCTCAAAGATAGTTTTGCTTCAGGAGAAAAAAGATGCAGTTACAGATGGTGATTTCTACGGAAACAGAGACGTATCACTGCAGAAATTCTTGACCTACAGGGGTCAAATGATCTGGATCAGCGTCGGATTCGATGAAGGTCTCAGCTTATTCGGGGATGAATATCAACGGAATATTATCGCCAAAGTTCCATATCCAAGCCTTGGCGACCAATGGGTGATAAAAAGAAATGCAGTAGACTTGAAAGAACTCGGATTGGATAAATGGTATAGACTGGCCACTGCAGTAAACATCCAACAGGCCGCAGGCCGTTGTACTCGAAAGCCCAAAGACTTCTCAAAAACGATAATCCTAGACGCTAACTTTGGGTTCTTCTATAGTCAGAATAAATCGTTATTTGAGCAGTGGTTTAAAGATGCTCTGGTATGGGAAACGAAAAAAGAGCGTGATATAAGGAGGAAGGTAGCATGAAATTAATCATTTCCGGCAGCAGAAGCTTCGAAGATTATGAGCTACTTTGCAGAAAAGCAGAGCAGGTCAATGAAAATGTTGATGAGATAACAGAAGTAGTATGCGGAGGTGCAAAAGGTGCTGATATGCTTGGTAAAAAATGGGCTGAGGAAAATGGAATACCCGTAAAACTCATGCCTGCAAACTGGGCTAAGCATAATAAAGCAGCCGGTCCTATCAGAAATCGCGAGATGGCTGAATATGCAGATGCAGCTCTTATTTTCTGGGATGGAGAAAGCCCAGGAACCAAAAATATGCTGGCAATTGCAATTGAACTCAAGCTACCATATCACCTGGTTTCATGCGAGGTGACCTTATGAAACTATTTTTATGTCCGCTATGCGAAGATGTAGTCAGAATGCTCGAAGGGGAAATGCGTTACTGCAAATGCGGTAAATCCGGTGGGATGTATGTTGATAAAAGAATGGCTGAAATAGAAGGTCATGCTATACCTATCGGAATATCAAATAGTAGCCTATTAGATGTGCTTTCATTGCATCTAAATTCTAAAGCCCCGGTGCAAATAGTGGCCTTCACCATCCCACCGACAGAAGAATTTCACATCATAAAGCAACCAATGTGCAATAACTGCAGGCAGCAGGAATTTAAGCATTTAAAGACTATTAAGCATTCAGAAAACACATCTGATAACTCAGCTTTAAGTCCCAGCTCCCAGGGCTACCAGGTCTACGTGTGCGAGGTCTGCGGAGAATATTGGGGCTGCAGGTATCAATGGGACCCAGGAAGCGGGTCTGACGATAGATGGAAGTCATTTGGCAAGAACCCAGGAGATGTAAGGAGGCACTACTAATGCCGATTAAGGAAGGTAAAATAGCAAAACGTCGCGAAGAAAGGCACATGGAAATGATGGAACCGCTATATGATCGCGCTAATAAAGCCTGCTCAGATGAATCACAGATGCACTTTCAGAGGATTGTAGAATGGCTAAAATAATCATTTTTTCAGTAGCTAACTGCCCAAAATGCGAACAGCTTAAGTTGGCCATACCGGAGGGAGATTATCAAGAAAAGGATATGGGCAATCCAGAAGCATTGACCTATCTACGATGCAATGAGGTCTTTACAATGGCAGCCCCAGTCCTGCAGGTTAACGACCAATTCCTCACAATTCGCGAACTGTTTGAAAACGATACCTTGAGAACTGATGTGTTATCTCTTACGCTATCGTTCGCATTACTTGAAGATGTAAATCTAGCACAGGATAGGCTAAAATCGGAAGGATGGGATGATTCTGCAGCCATAGTAAAGAAACTATATGCTGATAATCAGCAATTCCAGAGGGATTTAAAAAATCTAAACGAGCTGAATTATGGTCTAATGGGCAACTGCAATAGCCTTCGGTCGCAGCTCAACCAGGCCGAAGAAGAGATAAGGAAACAGCGTCAATCGAAGAAATAACCTTTTTTAAAAAAGTGATATGGCCCAAGAGAAGAGAGATCTCTATCTCTTGAGAGTGCTGGACATACATGCACTCTTTGCCTTGGCCCTTTCCATGCCGGTCATGCCCCTGGTCGCAGCGCTGCACTCCTTCGAGGCGCTGGAGAAGGCGGACTGGTAAGCCTGCAGGTGGGAGGGATTGTAGCCCTTCTCATAGGATGCTCTCTTCAGATACGGTTTTCCATAGCCGGACATCACGATACCGGCCTTGCTTGCTTCACTGAGCGGTATAAACGCCATTGTCGTAAACCTCCGACCATAGCGTTGTTTGAATAGTATAAATACTATTTCGTAAAATGCATTTTTACGTAAAAAAAGAATTATACAGAACCTTCACGTTTGGCCTTGATGTACTTATTGACCGACGCTACCGACCTGCTGATATTGGCGGCAATATCGGTTCCGCTCATATCATCCATGTGGGCATCGATATATTTCATAGCCTCTGCATCTTTTCTGATTGGACCTTTACGGGTCATGGTTGACTGGGCAGAATCATCGGCCTTAACAGTTACTGTGACGTTCTTTGGCATTTTTGGCTGCTTCTTGGGAGCTGAAGATATCCCAGCCAGCTCTAATGCTCGGTTGGAAATACCCTTCAGTATAGCCTTTGAAGCACATACCGTCAGAGATTCATTAGTCAATGCAACTTCAAAATTCAAAGCCTTACGAGCTTCTTCAGATACCTCAATACGGAGGTTCACACCTGTTGCCATAAAAGGAAAATAGTACATTTAGGATAAAAAGTTTATGGTACGTTTCGTGGAAATATCCGGAAACTCCGATTTGGATATAATGGTATATGGCTCGTTTACGCGAACCGTCATAGTAGATCCTTGTGGGATCTCCCGAACATTCTTCCACCAATCTATCTCAGTTTCGAGTAGGCCATCAGTTACCAGGTGGAATACGCTATCGAAAGTCTTGCGCGGATGGGTGTAGTTCTCATAGCCGATCATGTTGCTTTCATATACCTTAATTGGAATTGCTGTTGGTTCTACATATACCGTTTCGTTCTTGCCGGTGTTGTTATTAGTTACCTCAACCATGAGCCATAGATGGCCTGGGATCGCACCACCAAATCCAGATGCAATGCTTTTATTGATACACATTTTAGTCTTGAAACCGTGACTTTTCAAGAACCATTCGAGATAAGCAGACATTTCACTGCAGTCAAACTTACCATACTCGTAAGGGATTGAGAACTTAGAGTTGCCTATCATATCTATTAGAGCTTTGGCGCTATGGTCCTCGCAAGGTACAGATACGTAATAGTGACCATACTCTGGCATCCCGGATACCGCCATTATGCACAGAATGGCGCTAAGTACAAACTGGATCTTTCGCATACTAGAATTATTGTAGAGCATTAGAATAAAAAGATTTCGGATGAAAGGTATATACACTCAAACATATAATATGCACGTATGGCTACCAATCCATATGAAGGAATGAGAGCTGGGTGCAAGCTTAATTGCGTTAATGGAGTTCAAAGAATGCAATGCCCCGCAATACCAGCCATTGATAAGGAGATAGGCCCATGCGCGGGAGCGTCAGTAAACTTTGGATCAACCCCATCCAGTAATCCAAATGTTCAGGCAATGCATACCGCTAACCTGGCCAGAATAGCTACCATGCAGGATAAGATGAATACTGAGCTGCAGGAAGCCGAGCTTAGGATGAATCCCCCGAAAAAGATATCTCCTGCAACCAACCCAGCATTTGTGGCCGCTGGCCTGGCTGGAATCGCGACGGCAAAAGCAAAATTGGAGGAACAAAAGAGACAAGTTTATTTCTAAACGATATACACCACTCTATTTTTTAAAAAATATTAATCACTGGACCCTGTTAACTCAAAACGGTCCACATGATATTGTAGATATTGACCAAGGATTATGCCACACAAAACCATCTGCATAGGGCTGAAAATATCCGACCATGATTCCACGTATTTAACAAGAGTTGCCCAAGGCATATCCATTTTTACTGCGGCGTTGGTTGACTCTACCGCTTTGTTGTAATCTTCAACGGATATGCCTAATTTGGATGCAAAGTCCTCATCGCTCTTGATTTCATCCTTATCTTCAGTCATCTCAATAACACCCCATAGGCTTCGCGGGTTCACGTTTCTTCCAAATCCAATCCTCAATGACTACCTCCAGAACCTTTTCTCCGGTTTCTACAGGCTCATTATCCACGATGGTTATCTTGTCACGCTTGCGGATTTTGCATTGACTCTTAGGGAACCAATATTGAATTTGTTCGCCATTGTCCATAAGTGCAAGCAGAACGGCCTTTTTGGTCTGTTTGACCAGGTAATTCACTCTGGGTCCTGGTGTTTTAGTTAGCTCCATTATCTGCAAATATCGTCACCTGTGGTTCCTTTCAAATGCCAATAGCTTCGCATCACGATTAGGGTGACTTCCTCCCATGACTGAAGTCATGGGCTTCCTACTTCACTGACCTGCTTTTGCAGTGTCTCGATAGGCTCTTCCCCTCAGTCCGAGGGTGCGAATATTCAAGCTGGCATTGAGATCCCTGTCCATCTCTAACCCACAGTTAGGGCATGAATGGACACGATCCACTAGAGTCTTAGGAACTATGATACCACACTGAGAGCATTTCTGAGAAGTATATCTCGCATCTACC